CGGCACGAACACGCGACCAAGCGCGGATTGCGTTTGATTTTGTTGTGGGGTTCATGCGGTCTCTGGATGAGGACGAACAAAAGTTGTTCACTGTCCGGCGTTCACCACGTCTTGAGATTGAATATGAAGGTGATGGCGGCGGGCATTTCATCCGGGCTATCGCTGCTGATGGCAAGTCTGCGCTTGGCTCTGCACCTACGCTGATCCTGATGGATGAGCGCGGCCACTGGGCCGCTGATCAAGGTGACGCTCTGGAACATGCGCTGTTGTCCGGCATGGGCAAACGCAGCGGGCGGGCGCTGATAATTTCAACATCGGCGGCGGATGATGCTCATCCGTTTTCTGTGTGGCTTGATGAGGACGCACCGGGCATCTATCGCCAAGAGCATCGACCCGCACCGGGCTTGCCTGCTGATGATCTGGAAAGCCTGAAAGAGGCAAACCCCGGCGCGGCGGCTGGCATCGGTTCAAGCCTTGAATGGTTGCAAGGGCAGGCACGGCGGGCGATTGCGCGCGGTGGTTCTACGCTGACCACGTTCCGGCTTTATAACCGCAACGAGCGTGTGAGTGGCGAAACCCGTGACGTGCTGCTGACCGTTGATGAGTGGCTGGCCTGCGAAGGCTCTGACGTACCTGGGCGGGGCGGGCAATGCGTGATCGGCATCGACATGGGCGGATCTGCATCTATGTCTGCGGCAGCGTTCTACTGGCCTGAGACGGGCCGTCTTGAGGCTCTAGGCACCTTCCCAAGCAAACCGAACCTTGCGGACCGTGGCGCAAACGATGGCGTTCAAGGGCGCTATGTCGAGATGAATCAACGGGGCGAACTGTCGACCCTTGGCGACCAAACCGTCCCGATTGCGCCGTGGCTGTTGCAAGTTGTCGAGCATGTAGAGGGTGAGGCAATCGCCGCGATCGTGCTGGACCGATACAAACAGGCTGAAGTCGGTGAAGCGATCGACCGGGCTGGCATCCGTGCGCCTGTGATCTGGCGCGGGTTCGGCTTCAAAGACGGCAACGAGGATTGCGAACGGTTCCGGCGCGCGGCGTTTGACGGCAAGGTCCAGACCTCCCCGTCCTTGCTGTTGCGGTCTGCGTTCGCTGACGCTGTCACGCTGCGCGACCCGTCAAACAATCTCAAACTCGCCAAGGCGCGGTCTATGGGCCGAATTGATGCGGCATCGGCAACGGTGATTGCGGTGGCTGAAGGCGCGCGGATGATGGGCCGGCCAATGGGCAAGGGAGGGCGCATAGCATGGGGCTGAGATCCGAATACAAGCGCCATAGCGCCAAGGTCACACGCGGGCCACGTTGGAAGGCTCTGCGGATGCAGGCGCTCGATCGTGACGGCTGGCAATGCGTCCAATGCGGCGAGCGGCGGCGGCTTGAGGTCGATCATATCCAGCCTGTCCGAACACACCCCGAACTTTCCTATTCTCTGGGCAATTTGCAGTGCCTTTGTGGCCGCTGCCATGCCCGGAAAACCCGAATTGAGGTTGGCCACAAGCCCCTCAGTCCAAAGCGCCAACAATGGCGTGACCTCCTGTCGAGCATGAAAGGAAAATCTAATGCTGACTTCTAAAAAACTGGAACTGCGACGTTCCGAAATCCGTCAATCTCTGGCCGAACTGGCTGCAAACGACAATCCAACCCCAGATGATCAAAAACGCATGTCTGATCTTGATCTGGAATACCGCACGGCGGAAACTCGGTATCGGGCGGCTGTTATTTCTGAGGATGATGAACGCCGCGAAGCCGGGGCCGAACTCGAAACTCGCTCTGAGAAAGAGTGGAACGAGATCATGGGGGGCTTTGAAATGCGCCAAGTCGCGTTGAGCCTTGATGAAGGCCGCGCTCTGTCTGGGCAGACTGCGGAGATAGTCACCGAACTGCGAAGCCAAGGAGGCTATCGTGGTATCCCGGTTCCCTATGCGGCACTTGAAACCCGTGCGGGTGAAACAATCGCCAGCAGTACACCTGATCCGATTGCCACACGTCCCTTGATTGAACGTCTGTTCCCTGCATCTGCGGCGGCTCAAATGGGTGTCCAGATGATCAACATTGGCACGGGCGGGCAGGAAACGCCAGTGACTACATCGGCAATCTCTGCGGGCTGGCAGGCAACCGAAACGGGCAACGTGCCAGGGCCATCGGCTTACACCACGCTGGACCGTCCTTTGAAGCCTGATCATACCTTGGGCATCCAGATGCGTATCACCCGCAAAACACTTTTGCAGTCAGGGGTGGCGCTGGAACAAGCAATCCGTCGAGATATGAACGGCGCAATGGCGCAAGAAATGGACCGGGCAATCTTTAACGGCTCTGGATCATCTGGCGAACCTACGGGCGTATTCACTGGGGCAAGTGCCTGGGGCATTACTGAAACCGCTCTGGATGCTGCGGCAACATGGGCGGCGATCCGTTCCGAGGTTGTGGCCTTTATGACGGCGAACGCTGCTAACGGTCCGGGTGCGGTGCGCTTGCTGATCCGGCCTGAGGTCTGGGACACGATGGACGGCACCTATATCAGTGGCACGGCTGTCACTGAGTGGGAACGGCTGATGAAGTATATCGGCAGCGTAACCATGTCGCACAACGCCTTGCCTGCTCCATCTGGCGATCCTTTGGCAAGCAAAGCACTGCTGACGACATCGGCGGGCGGTGTTGCGCCTGTGTTCGTGGGTCTTTGGGGTGCTGTGGATCTGATCCGCGATCCATACAGTGATGCGCAATCGGGCGGACTGCGGCTGACGGCATTGTCAACAATGGACACGACAATCAGCCGCTCGGTGCAAACCCGCGTCCTGACCGGGATTCAGTAAGATGCTGACCGGCTTTGCAGATGGCGGTCTGGAACTACGCAAGCGGGCCTCCGGTGCTTTGGCGCTGCAAGGTCGGTTCCCATATGGAAAACGTGCGGTCCTCAGTGATGGGGGCCGTACTGGCAGGCCGAAAAAAGAGGTGATTGCGCCCCGCGCCTTTGCCTATCGTGTGGAACGGCCTGAGGAAGATATTCATTTTCTGGTCGGTCATAGCTTCGACAAGCCTCTGGCATCGCGATCGGCTGGAACGCTGGACCTTGTGGACAGTGACGATGCGCTGACCTTCACGGCAACGATCACCGAAGAAATGCAAGAGGTGTCGTATGTGCGGGATATTCTAGCAGGCATCGCGGCTGGGCTGACCCTTGGCATATCGCCGGGATTCCGTTTGCCCCCCAAGCGGGCTGTCCCTGAGCCTGAGATGATCGAGGATGAAGGCATGGACCCCGAAAACGGGGCGCATAATGCAATCATCCGCACCGTGCTTGCGGCGCTGCTTTACGAGATCAGCGTCGTAACCCGTCCGGCCTATCCTGAGGCGCAAGTCGAGGCGCGAAATTGGGGGCCTGAGGGCCTGATCCGTCCTGACGGCTTGGGCGATGGTCTGCACCGAACTTTGAACAGATGGAGGGCCTAAGATGATCGACGTAATCAAACAATTTGAGGCGGTCCCGGCGGCGTACCCTGTTGCCTGGGCGGACCTGTCCACTGAGGCGGCGGCGCTTGATACAGATATGATCTGGGCAAGGATCGAGAACTATATCGCACACCGTTTCACTGCGCGGGAAGTTGTCTGGACACTGATCGGCAACGACGGCGATCAATTTAACCGGCGTCTAACGCCTGTCGCGTCCAGCGTGGCGCATATCTGGACGGGTGAAGCATGGGAAGCGGTGACGCTGCTGGACGGGCCGCTGGGCCTGTGTCTGCCCTATCACGGCACGTACCGCATAACGGCGCAAGTCGGCGCTGGTCCTGTTCCTGCGGCTGTCTCTGAGGCGTTCCGGCGGCTTGCTGAATACATGGCAGATGATCCGGGCCGCGTCGGCACAACGTCCTTCACTGACAAGATCGGACCTCTTGAGGAATCCATACACCGCGCGCCCACATGGCTTGCGCGGGCAATGCAATACAGTGGCGCGGCGGATCTGCTGCGCACTTACCGGAGGGCGCAATGATGTGGCCGTTTAAGAAAAAAGAGCCTGAGATTGAAACACGATCGAGCGGCACCGGGTACACGACACAAGTGATGCAAGGCCGCGCGGACTACATCGGCGGCGTTGATGGCGTGGCCGAACTCACTGGCACGGTTCAAGGCTGTGTGAGCCTCTGGGAAGGGGGCCTGAGCCTTGCGGACGTAGAGGGCACCGACCTGCTGACCCCGTTTCACTTGGCACTGTCTGCGCGCGCTCTGGCGCTGCGTGGGGAAGCTGTGTTCGTGATCCGCGACGATGGCCTATTGCCGTGTTCGGATTGGGATTTATCCACCCGCTTTTCCAAACCTACCGCATACCGCGTCGGCATCCCTGACACGGGCGGCGGGCGCTCTATGACTGTGCTTGCTGGCGAGGTGCTGCACCTGCGCATTGGGGCGGACATGGGCTTGCCCTACATCGGCACGGCACCTTTGCGCCGCGCGCGTCTCACTGCGGCCTTGCTGCAAACGCTGGAAACCGCCCTGGGCGAGATCTACGCAAACGCGCCGCTTGGCACGTCGATCGTGCCGTTCCCTGAATCGCCGGAAACTGACATGGAAAGTTTGGCACGGGGTTTCCGTGGCACCCGTGGGCGCGTCCTGATCCGCGAGAGCGTGAACGTGACGGCGGCGGGCGGCGCTGCACCTGCGCAAGATTGGAAGGCCAGCGATGTGACGCCGGACTTGTCTAAAGCAATGACCCGCGAGACATGGGCGGCGGCGAGATCCGGTATTGAAATGGCGTTCGGGGTTCTGCCCGGTCTAAGCAATACCGCGACCACGGGGCCGATGGTGCGAGAGGCGCAACGCCACCTTGCGCAGTGGGCGCTTATGCCTATCGCGGCGATGATCGGGCAAGAGGCATCCGAAAAGCTGGGCAGTCCGGTGAAACTGGACGTGATGCGACCATTGCAGGCGTTTGATGCTGGTGGCCGTGCGCGGGCGCTTGGCGCGATTGTGCAGACATTGGCGATGGCAAAGGAAGCGGGCGTTGATCCGGCTCAAGCCATGCAGCTTGTCGATTGGGAGGCGTGAACGATGGCCTATTATGACGCGAAGGCCCGCAAGGCCAAGGCGATGCTGACAAAACGAGGGCAGGCCGCGCAAGTCGCGCGATCTGTCACCACCGGGGGAGGACCCTCGGATCCGTACGGCGGTTCGACGGTGACAACGCGCTATGATGTGCAGCTTGCGGTTTTCCCGATTGAGATTGACCGGATCGACGGCACCAACATCTTTGCATCCGACTTTAGGCTGATCTGTTCAACGGCTGAGATTGAAATTGAACTGTCGGATCTTATCGAGTGCAGCGAAGGCACACTGACGATTGCGGATCTGGGCAAGTTTGCGCCCGATGGTACGATTATTTTCTATGACATGGTAGCGAGGGGATAACGCGATGGAAGTTGACGCAAAGATTGTTGATGTGGCGATACTGGCAACGCCTATCAAGCGGGGCAACGGGTTCAAGGTGGTGGCCTATTTGACGCTCTTGTTGCGCCCGATGCGAATTGAGGATTGCAAGCTGGTTATCACGCCGGGCGGCAAGTTTGTGCTGTGGACGCCTGACGAGGCAATCAAGATTGCAGGCTGGGCCAAGGATGAATTAGCCGAAACGGCTCGACAAGCGTTTGTTGATGCTCAAAAGCGCGTGGCTGTTTAAACCACTATTCTGGATCAAGCCTTGTGACGTCAAAAAACTTTTGTGCGACAAGCTGCTTGTCATCTGGCAGTGGATAACTGCCAAGCTCAGCCAAGCGTTTCAGATAATCTTCTATTACACTGAAGCGAATATCGCTTTGATCGACCGTTTCCGCTGAACTATCAAGCTGGTCACAAATATTGAGAATATCTGCCTTTTGTTTATCATAATCTGTTTGTTCAAACCGTCTCATCTCGGAACTATAGAAAATGTGCGAGTTATCTCGCAAGTGTTTTACCATCTGTTCGATTGCATTGCCGATTGGACCATTAGGCATTTTTACCACTTTCCTTCATTGCATGAATTTCGAGATAATTTTTAGCTTCAACAGGATCAGTCGGATCAACTTCAAGGTCAAGATTTATTGCGTTTTCTGTCGTTTTTCAATTCTCTTTCAATCTGACTACGCTAAAATACGTGTTGGATTAGGCCTATCTTTTAGACAAGGCACCTAAAATTCAAGCGCTTCACGTTTGGCGCGCTGATTGGCGGGTAGACTTTAATTGATGCAAAAAATAACATAAAAAACGATAGTTTACATGAATTTTTGGCGGAGAGACAGGGATTCGAACCCTGAACACAGTGAAAGCTCAGTATTTTTCGAGACACCAACGGTCTGCCACTACGGCACCTGTCCCCAAAACCGGATTGTTGGTGGCCACATTATTTTCC